CCTGGCGAGACATCAGGGTCATCCGCATACCCTGCTGACTGCCTGCGCCTGAACGCCCATGCATTGGCTGCATCAGTGCACGGCTGGAGGAACGGGTCGTTGGACCCTCCCAGCGCCTCACTGACCTGAGCGACAGTCACCCATGCCATCTGGTCAGACCACCGTGAGGGTGCTGAATGCGTCCGGATATTCGACCGTGGCAGCCACGTAGCCATAGACGCCCACATCCATGCCCAGGAGGCTGACATCCACGACCCTGATGTCTGCCGGTCCCTGCTGGTGCCAGGTTGCCCCAGCACGGGAACCAGCAAGCATGACGCCTGGAGCCAGGTTCGGATCCACGAAGATGGACAGCCCGTCAGCGTTCACGGTCGGGAGCATGGAGCCGAAGCTGATGCCACCATCCCAGTACGCAGGCCCGTCAGCAGACTTCACGCTGATGAGCGGCAGAGCCACATCCCAGGCCATGGCCACGAACAGTGGCCCAGCAGGCGTCACCGATGGGTTGAGCGCAGCCAGGAGATTCTGGATGTGGCCAAGGAAGTCAGCACCAGGCGTGGCTGGCACGGCATCACCGAGGAGCTTGTTGAGCAGGTAGGCCTCAGCCTTGCGTGCCCAGTCCACAGAGGCTGCACGGAGGTACGCCTCAAGGAAGCTGGGAGAGCTGCGCTCGATGGCCTGGAGGCTGATGTCATTGCCACCAGCAATCGTGACCACAGGAGCTGACTTCATCTCCATGGTCACGGGCGTGCTGACGATCTGCGTCTTCTCCGTGGCCTGGATGCCAGTGGTGGGCAGGAGCACCCATTGCGGGTACTCGATGCTCATGCCAGAGCTGGGCAGTGGACTGTTCTGGATGGCCTGGAGCAGCGGCGTGCCGTGGTCGATGAGACCATTGATCTCACTGCGGTAGGCAGGCTGCACGATGGCACCAATGCCAGTGGTGGTGACGTCAGCCAGCGCAGCCTGGATGGTGGCCTTGGCCTGCTCTGCACTGATCTCGCCACGGTTGGCGCTGGCGATGAGGTGGGCCACGCCCTGGAGCGTGAGCGGTTGACGTGCACGCCCAGAGCTGATGGGAATGCTGGCAGGCGGTTGAGCCTGGGCCTGCACCTCAGTGGGCGCAGCGTCAGCGATGATGGTTTCCATTGGTGCCTCCTGAGGCTGTGATGCTGCGACCGATGTAACACGGGCGTCAGAGAATGCTCCGAAGGGGAGCAGGGCGAGATGTTGCCAATCGGCGGCATGCACATGAAGCACGCCCTGGGCGTCAGTGTCGAACTCAGTCGGCTCTGCTCCCACGCTGAACATGCCCAGCACGCCATCTGATGCAAGCACCAGGGCGTTGTCTCCATCGGGCACACGTGAGACCTTGACGGATGAGCGCATCCCAGCGCCGTCATCCTCATTGCGATGGGCTATCCCGATGGCTGGGCCATCGTGCCCGAGCGTGACGATCGGCTGGCTGGATGCATCCAGGCTGCCAGGGTGGAACATCACCTGACGCCCATCGCTGACAATGCCGATCTGATTCCAGGGCACTGCTGTGCCGTGGATGGTGCGTGACTCCTGGTCCTCTGCTGCGCACTGGATGCTGCTGGTGAACGTGGCACGAATCATGTGGCTGTCTCCCCGTCAAAGTCTCTTGGCCTGCCACCATCGTCCACTGGTGGCTCTGGCTGCTGCTCGTTGAAAGCGGTCTCAGCATCATTGGGCGTGGCATTGGCGTTGGGCGTCAGTGGGTTACGCAGCCAGGCGTTGACATCCAGACGGACGAACTGGCCCAGTGGCGTGACGTTCGGTCCGCTCAGGGTCTGCTCGATGCACTGCACGTAGGGCAGGGAGCCAAAGTCGATGAGGTCTGACTTGGCCTGTGCAGCGTTGCTGTACGTCATCCCGTTACTGGGTGCGCCCACCAGGTAGGCAGGGATGTTGGTCAGCCTGCTCAGCTCCAGGGCCTGGTGTGCTCTGGCCTCAGTGAGCTGGAGCCTGGACGGATCCATGATGGACTCACGCCACCTGAGAAACGGGTTGAGCGCAGCCACTGTGCGCACGTTCCTGGCTGCCTGAAAGGCCGTGGCGATCTCAGCCAGCTCCTCTGCGTCCAACGGCTCACTGTTCTCCGTCTGCTCCAGCCAGCCTGCTGGGAGCTCCACAGTGGAGAACCGCTCAGCAGCGTTGTCCAGATTGTTGGCAATGGAGATGGCTCTCCAGCCCACAGCCAGCAGTCCGTCCATCGGGCTGAGGAATTCCACCAGGTCATCTGGCTTGATGAGCTGACCACGGTACGTGACCCTGCCATCACTGCCGATGTTCACGTCAGTGCAAGGCAGCCACTCGAACGTGGCTGGGTAGCCGTTCACGTAGCGGCTGGTGATGCGCCAGTAGGCACGGGCGTGGAACAGGAGGTCATCCACGGTCCAGGCGATGGTGTACTGCCTGGTGCGGTTCGGGTCAGGGCGCAGCATCCACTTGGCAGGTGGGAGCCGTTCCTCCACAGGAGCCTCAGGGTTGGACCAGTCATAGGTCCACAGGGTCAGCGGCAGACCGCCCACAGACGTGGCCAACAGGTCACGGGCACGGCTGATTGTCGGCACCGCCATGGCCATCTCACGGGAGTACAGGCCACTGTCCAGCGGGATGAACTCGGCAGGTGCCAGACGGCTGATGCCAACGCCCCAGGAGGTGGGCCTGTTGGTCTGCGTGGACAGCTCAACCTTGCCAGCAGCCTGCACGCTGGGCGCAGGAGGCTTGCCCCATCCCAGCTTCAAGACTGCTCAGCCGCACAGAGCTGCGCCCAGGTCAGCTCACCACGGAAGAACTTGTCACGTGGTGTGTCTTCCTTGGCCTTGGGAGCCTTGGCTACTGGCTCATCCTTGGTCTCTTTGGTGGTCACGGGCAGCACTGTAAGTGGCAACTTGTGTCACTCACAGTGACGAATCTTCTATCTTGCTACTGCCATCCCAGGCTTGCGCAGGCCTCCAGGGCGTGAGCTGAGCGCAGCAGCCCACACCAGGCAGCGTGCCAGCTCAATGGAGCCAGAGCTGTGAGCCGTGGACAGGCCAGCAGAGGTGGTGGCCACCGCCCTGCCCACGTGTTCGTCCAGCATCGGGCTGACACCATGGGCCACCTGGCCGTTGGCAATCATGGCCCTGACCAGTGGCACGAACTTGCCCAGCTCCCTCATGCCCACGATGGTGTGCTTACGGGCCATCCCTGGTGGCAGGTGAGCCTCCAGGGTTGGTGTGATGGCCAACACATCCAGGTCTCCATAGACGGCATCCAGGGCAGTCCACAGCTCGTCCTCATGCTCAGTGACAATGAACGGCTGGCTGTACGTGATGCCGTTGAGCTGCCAGCACCTCATGGCGTAGAAGCGTTCACCTGACATGGAGACTTCACAGGCCACCACGCCGCCCTCAGGGTCAGGCATTCTCTGCGTCCTGCAGGCATCCCACTGCCCGATTGGCAGCCAGCCGTCAGCCGTGGAGGTCCAGACGTTCAGGGCACTGCGCAGGAATGCCCCACGGTCAGGGCCTTGGTATTCCTCCAGCAAGGTGTCACCAGTGATCGTGATGCCCAGGCACGGGTTGGGCCAGGCCCACCACTCCGGCTGGTGCCAGTCCACGTCAGGTGGCATGGACCACTCCAGCATGGCCATGGAGCTGGCCTCTCCTTTCTCGATCACAGCCAGCCCACGCTCACGCCACAACTTGAGCAGGTCACTGTTCTCATCACCGGCAGTGCTGGCCAGGATGAGCTGAGGATTCGGGCGTGCACGCTGAGCAGGTGCCAGACCTTGTGTCACTGCTGCTGTCTTGATCTTCCAGGCCTCATCCACCACCACCAGGTCAGGGCTGTACCCGTGCCCTGCGCCCGGGCTGTTGGCAGCCACTGCCAGTGTTGAGCCGTTGTGCAGCCTGAGCTGCTGCCTGCCAAAGCTGTGTGACTTGTAGTCCAGCCATGGCTCCAACACCCTGGCCAGGAGGTGGAACACCATGTCGCTGAGCTTCAGGTCATGGCTGCACCAGAGCACGGTCTGTGGCCCATTGGCGTCAGCGAACTCTGTCAGCCTCCAGCCCACCAACGCCTCCGCCCAGGTGGTTTTGCTGTTCTGTCTGGCAACGCTGACCAGCGCCTGACGATGGCTGAGCTTGCCACCATCGTGGCGCAGCACATGGGTCCAGGCTGCCCTGTTCCACGGCATCGGCGCATGTGGCATGAAACGCTCGGACCACAGGGCCACGTCTGCCCCATAGCTTTCACTCCCCTTGGCAGGTGTGCACAGTCTCGGCTCAGTGCGTCCGATCGTGGGGACTCGAACCAGCATCTCCTCCAATCGCTCACGATCCGTCACTCTCCGTGGTGAAATTGGCGCAG